TTCGTCTGCATCCATTTGATCGGGATTATGAATCCGATGGTAATCCAAAAAAGCGTTAGCCAAAGCGCGGCATACAATTTTCATATCTTGGGTTTCTAGATACGCCGAAAGCTTATCCATGAGTTCTTTATTCGTAACTGTCACCGTCATAATCCCTCAGTCATCTGTCAACCATTATGGTCTATTTTATTACCGTGCGTTGTCATTGCACGGTTTGGATTTCTGACTCCGGTAATCCAACAAATAAAACGGTTTTTCTTGCAAGGAGGTATACCGAAAACCTAGGCTAGTATTGACAGACTATGCCCACTAACTGAATGCTGCTTAAGATATCCAGTCTTGAGCCAAAGCACGCTTCGGGAAGATCGGGTATCTATATCGTGATCCAGCATCAATAACGCTCCGGTGACTAGTACGGAGATTCCTAAAGTACATCCAGACCTATTTTTTTTCTATAATATCTTCATCGTTCGATTTTTCAGGAATAACTATAGCACTCCAGGATAAGAGCTTTGTCATCCAGAACACGACAAAACATAGGAGAAGAAATCCTAAAGATGTAAAGAATAATTGTATCAATGAGTTCATAATGAATGTCCGCAGTTAGGGCAAAGTTTATCTTTTCTCTTTTTCTCTTCCTGCTGCTGTTCTTCGAGTATTTCCTCAGCTTCCTGGCAGGTGTCGAGTAACTCTTTTTCAGAGAATCCCCATTTAAGCAGGTCGATAGGATCAAACATATTAGCTAGGATATCGAAATCGAATTGACCATGAATCTTGTTCACTCCGATCATTAGCTCTTCCACCTCTTTCTCATCTAGAAGCCTATCAGCTACCCAGCATTCGACGACCTTGACCTTCTGCTTCTTCAGGTACTTGACGCGCTGGTGGCCGCCGATTAGCATCATGTCAGCATTGACTATCGGCTTGTCTATTAACCCGAACTTATCTATCAAGTTCCCGAGCCTGGCAAACTGTTCCTTGCCGATCTGTCGGGGATTCTTAGAGTGCTCCCTCAAAGACTTGATGGGAACCTCAACTAACGACCAATTAACGATTGCTAACGATTTGGTAGCAGACTTCATTCTAAATTGGCCTCCAATGACTAATCCCAGGCATATCAAATGGAGATTCAAGACATTCGTTTTCATATACCCAAGGAGTAATGTAACCATCTGGTTCAAAAGTTCCCCATCTAATTTTTCCATCGCAACATTTCATTTCTACCCTCATAAACTCTTTTGGCTTCTCTTTTACAGATCTCCAATCTCCTTCGATACTTTCCATCGTTACCTCTTGTGTAAAACATAGTTTTAACATATGTGTACTTTTATCTTTAGTTGATTTTTAGGAACTTCATTGTGACACTTCCTCTAACCGAGGGTAAGGCTATGGAGATCCAGTTAGAATTCAACTTTGATAATAAGACGCCGGAAGAGATGACACTTTACATGATGCAAAAGCAGATCGATAAGCTTTGCGGCAGCATGGAAAAGGTGAGGAAAAAGCTTTTTGCTGAACAAGGCGAAATGAAAAAACTGTGCGTCGCTCTTCAACAGGAAAATGAAGAGCTTAAATCAACAGTAAGGGAGCTTAAGCATGGAAAAACACAATGGACCTACGGACAAAACGGTTGTCTCTTTGATGTGTCTAAACATCAGGAAATTGCCAGTTGACCTTGACGACATTCCGAGATGGGATGCTGCGAAAGCTGCCCGTTTCATGAATGCTCAGCTTCTAGAGGCCCAAAAGGAAGTAAATCGAACCTGGCCTAAGCCGCAGAAGTTGATCGAATTTCAATCCTAATGCCTTGAATATCCCCCTTCTCCTGCGCGTACTTCCATGTGACCCTAGGATCTGAGTCTGCATGCCCTTTGTTCTGCACGTACTTGCCCCGTTTGTTTTTGTAAACCACAACCTTCTCGGGGAATAGCTGGGCGCCTATCTCGTCTTTGATAAACTTGAAAGACATGGGTAAATTTTCGTCAACATCGAGCTTTCTTGGGCTAATCCTGGTCAGCGTAATCTCACATGGTATCGGGATTGGCCTTATTTCTGCTTTAAAGGCGTGTCTAACGAAGAACTGCTGCTGGGAGTGTCTAACCGCCGCTTTATGCCAATGCTCGCGACTGTTGGCCTCACTAGTCGTTTTAAGAGGAAACTCCCAGGTTATCACGATTCCTCCGGAATTTCAAACCCATATTTCATTAAAGCTTTATTAAACATCTCTGTAAATCCATCATCTGCATATATAATATTAATACTTCCATATGGTGATCTAATTTCGACAGAATCCTTCCATGCTTTTATTAAGATTTCACCACTTTTAGCACCATGAAATTGCATAGCAAATCCTCTGTTAAGATCCCAGATTTGACGCCGAAGTTCCTGCTGTTCTAAATCTTGTTTCTGTTTTTTCTTTAGCTTGGAAGCTTTCGATTCCTCGGGCTTCACCTTGCACGCCCATTTGATCGCTGCGGCTAATGGCCCCTTGAGTTTGAATCCTGGATCTAGGCAGAAGTTTACGGCATAAATAACTTTTTCCTCCGAGTAGTCTCGTGTTATCTCCTCTTTGTCATGAAGGGGTATGTCTACCGTTTCGAGAATGGCGTATACCTTTGGCTTTTTCTCTTCCTTCTTTTCAGAAAAAACAGCAGCAGGTTCCTGTTGTTGTTCTTTTAGATCTTGTTGTATGGGATCTTGTTTGTGTAAACGGCGTTTACCCTCCCCCTTAACGGCGTTTACCCCCCCCCCTAAATCTCCTTTACCCTCCCTAGGTTTCCATGGCCATAAATCGTTTTTCGGATTTTTAGGATAAAGTTTAAGCATGTATTCGGCGTTTTGCGGCCAAATATCTACAATCCTAATCAGATCTGGTAAATCCGACCCATTGGAATGCTTTCTTTTTTCAATGGTGATAAGACCTTGCTCTACCAACTCTGCTTTAAGTTTTATGAGGGTTGGAAGCGAGCAACCCACCTCTTCGGACATTCTGGAGTTTGATTTAAAGCACTTTCCATGATCGCCCGCCGTCATTTTTATAACGCTATACGCCTTGAACGCCCAAGGATTTAACTTAAGGTGAAATATAATATTTGGAATTTCTGTTCTGTAATTGTGTGACGATGTTAAGTCTTGAACTTCACACCCTTCTTGTGTTGGCAACATAAATACCCCTTCTTGTCAAACAGTTATTTTAATGTACAAAGACTATGGCGGAAAAATATGTCGCATGATATTATGTGTGACATATGAGGATCTTCCACAATCCTTTGTTTACTCTCTAAGAGTCGTTCCTTAGGGATTGAATTTTTCGTCTAAAGTCTTAGGACGTTGTGCCTTAAAAAGTGCAACGTCTTTTTCTTTAGCCCTCTGCGACTTCATCCCAACCGACCACTTCGATTGAGAGTCCCTCGGGTGTTTCCTCGTAACTAACCAAACCCTCAGCGACAAGTTTTCGCAGGTTCGTTCTAAACGAGTTCTTGTTATAGTAAAGCGTGAGGTCTTTCCAAGTCATCTCAACTCGGTTCTCATCGTCTCTACGATCCCAAATAAAGCAGTAAACTTTACTGACGGTGTCCATCACTTGCTCTAAGAACAAGCGAGGCGGTAATTGCGTTTGAGGGCGAAAGTCTTGGCGGACTGGCATGTGGGTTCTCCGTAGTTGACCCCACCCTCTTACGTTATAATTTAAAATAATTGCAATGACTTTCGATCATTTGCAAAAATAATTTATGCCGACATGGATTCTTGCTGCTGTTTTTCGGCTTCCATGCGCTTGAGGTCTCGCTTACGCGGCGCTGCTTTTAGCTTAACGACCCCATTAGTGGCTCTATCTATGTCCCTTGCTAATCGATGTCCCGCGAGAACTCTACCATTCAATATATGGGACAGATATGTAGGATTGTAATCAATCATTTTGCTGAAGTCCTTGACCGTCATATTGATCTGACACAAATAGGCTTTTAAATTAGTTATTTCCATAAGTTGATTCTCCTGTAAATTCAAACTTATACGTGCTCGGCTGTTTTTATGCAACGTTTTTTGTGGAGATAAGAAAGTTGTGTTTTTCTATTGCGCTAAATTCCATCATGTCCTAAACTCCATCACATAACGAGGTTGTAAAGCAGATTTACATCAACCAAACCAGGAGAGGGAAATGAAAGAGAACCGCCAAAATACCGACGAGTGCGTTGGATCTATGCCACTTGAAGAAATCAAGCGCCTTGTCGAGCTTAAACGAGCTGAGTTTTTGAAATTGCAAAGCAAGGGTCACTTGATAAACATGATGTACAAGGGATCTCGAAAGGGATCAGTAAATGGTACTAAAAAGAAACTTCTGGCTAGGAGTTTTTAATGGAGAAGGGAAAAGAGGTAGTAGTCGAGAGATTTCCGAATTGCGACTTTTGCCAGGATCAAGCCGCATACGATGCCAAAACCAAGAACGGTATGTGGGCTAACTTGTGCGAGCTGCACTGGAGGTCATATGCAGCATCAACTCAGTTAGGTATCGGAAAAGGCCAACGCTTAGTGATAGTACGTGACAATTAAACAAATGTTTTTAAACTGTAAGGGGAATACAATGAATGCCGTAAAACAGAGCGCAACGACTGGAAAACATCACACTGATGGTCCGCCAAGACTCAATTCAAGCCGCTGCGGGACGAATCATATCGCCGCAACTGCTTTTAATCAATCATCTTTAGGTGCGCCATCGCTAATCGTTAGAAAAGCGGGGGATAGAATGAACCAGGAATTAGTTGAAAAAAGAGAAGCTGACTTCGCGATTATCGAGCAGGTCGTTATGCAAGGAGATCTGTCCAAGCTTAGTTCTGAGCAGAGAGTAACCTATTACAACAAGGTTTGCGCAAGTTCGGGATTGAATCCTTTGACGAATCCTTTTGCGTACATATTCTTAAATGGCAAGCTGACACTTTACGCTAAGAAAGATTGCACCGAGCAACTGCGTAAGATCAATGGCGTTTCGATTGAGGAACTGGATGACAAGCTCATAGAAGATATTTACGTTGTTACCGCTAAGGCTAAAGATCGTAATGGTCGCATTGACCAGGCTAAAGGTGCTGTAGTTATTGGTAACCTGAAGGGCGAAGCTAGGGCTAATGCTATCATGAAGGCTGAAACCAAGGCCAAGCGTCGGGTTACACTCAGTATCTGCGGAATGGGATTTACAGATGCCTCAGAGATCGAATCCATCCCTAATGCTGAGACTGTAGAAGTTGATTATGAGACGGGAGAGATTAAAGGCGTGGTGTCAAAAACTTCGAAACCAGTTCCCGTTCAAATTGAGGAAAAGCCAAGGCTCAATGCTAAGCAGATCGCAGAGCTAGAGACAATCCTCAACGAATGTGAGGACAAATATAAGTCTTGGGTCTACGAGTATGTCAAGAAGACATGTCGCACAGATGACCTCACCGGAGTTCCTTCTGAGATGTTTGAGCGCATGAAAGTAGCGGCTCTTAAGAACATGGAGCAGAACTACGAAAAGATGGGCGCAGCGTCGACCGAGTTACGCCCTGACGAATTAGTTGAGGTGCCACAATGATACATGATGAAATTGACTGCGCAGAGATAATAGATAACCATCTTAAAGAGGTGTCCAGAATAGTTTGTGAAAACAATATTTCTAAATATGTTGTTATTGAGGATCTTATATACATGTTTGCACAGGCTCAAAGTAAGGTAAATCTTTCTAAAAGGATGGCACAATGACCTCGGCACTACGTTTAGAATCACTAGAACAGGGGTGCCCAGAGTGGCACGCCCTGCGTAAGACTAAGATTACGGCCACTGACGCTTGTGTTATCATGGGCGCTAGCCATTGGAAAACACGTATCCAACTATACCATGAGAAGCTATCCGACGACGAACCTATGATACCTAACGAGAGAATGCAGCGTGGAATTGACCTTGAGCCTGTCGCTAGGGATGCGTTCATCATGCAAACTGGCGTATTCGTTACGCCGATGGTAGTCGTTAAAGATTGGGCGATGGCGTCGCTTGATGGCATTAGTCAGAATGGCCAGTGTGTCGTTGAGATAAAATGTCCCGGTGAAAAAGACCACTCTGTTGCTGTTTCTGGTAGGATTCCTGACCACTATTACCCGCAGCTACAGCACCAGATGTATGTATGCGATGTAGAAAGCATGTGCTACTTTAGCTTTGACGGTAACGATGGCGTCTCCGTTATGGTAAAAAGGGACAATGACTATATCGCTAAAATGATCGATGAAGAGAAGAAGTTTTACGAATGCTTAATGAACAAAACCCCTCCCGAACCTGGAGAGGATGATTATATTGAAAGGAACGATGCGTTATGGAGCGAGTGCGCGGCGAGGTGGAAAACTCTTACCACTTCCATGAAAGAACTAGAAAGGGAGGAGGAAGACTTAAGGAAGCAACTTGTTTTCTTAAGTGGCGAATCAAATACGAAGGGGGCCGGTATATCGTTGTGCCAGGTTCAACGCAAAGGGAACGTGGAATATGCAAAGGTACCCCAATTGAATGGAGTAGACCTAGAGCCTTACCGGAAAGCATCGATCAATAGCTGGAGGATCACATGTCAATAATCGACTTCGCCGTGTTTGTGTTTAAGATTATTTTGGGCGCCGTGTTGGGAATTATAGCCGCATCAGTAATTATTTTTGGTTCCTTCGTAATGACCATGAGCATATGGTGGACTTTGGTTGGATAAAAAATAAGGGTAAGATAAACGGATCTCCGCTATCTTACCCTCTCGCACTTCAACCAAACCTGAGGTACGACACATGAAGAAGAGTGTGTAAATCTTATTTAGACTATTTCTTCTTTTTGGTCATCATTTTTTCTCCCATTTCACACTTGGCATCGCGTTTTTTGTCAGCCTTGAGTAGAGATTTTTCACCCTTCAGAAGAGATTTTGTCTTCGATTCCAGTTTCTTAATCTTCTTATCCACGATTACTTTCCTTTAGGTTTAGTTTTTTTCAAGGCCTGTGGCCCATACGTATCAGTTTTTCTGTGACAAGGTTTACATAATGTACGTCCATTGTCTATGTCAAATCGAAGTTCTGGATAGGTGGAAAATGGCATAATATGATCAGCCTCTATATTTCCACTAGTCGAGTCACCACATAGCACACAGCAAAATTTATCTCTTTTAAACACGGACTCTCTCCACAATTTGTATTCCAGAGAATTTCGGAGAGCCAAGTTGATAGGATAAATTCCACCTTTGTAAAAATGATTTTTTCCTTCAGAAACTCTTTTTTTGTGGGTATTACTTAATCTCCTTCGAGTTTCTTCGCTAAATGTTTGTTTAGCTCTTCCTTCACGGATTTTTTTTCGATACTCGTCTGAGTAAATTCCCGTTTTACCTTTATTCCATGGAGCTTTTCCCAACCTGGATTCGCTCATTTTCTTACGCCATTCATTAGAAAATGGAAGGCGCGTTGTTCCTTTTTTTAAAGCAGCTTGCTCACGTAGTCGGTCGCCTAAGACTTTTTTATGCTCTTCTGAGAAATTCTTCTTTTTCCCTTTTTGAGATAATCCTACTAACCTTCCTCTTTCTCGAAGATCGTTTTTTTGTTTTTCACTTCTTTCGTAAATTCCTGTCGGCATATTTATCTCTGTTGTTGGAGCTAATATACCAAAATAGATTATTTCTTTGGAGCTTTTTTTATCTTCGCCCCTGATTTGCGAGCGACGTTCAACGCTATCGCCACAGCCTGTTTGCGAGGGTGCGTTTTGGATTCTGTTTCGATATTTTTACCAATGTTCTTTTTACCTTTAAGGAGTGGCATTTGTCTACCTATAATGCTGCTGTTGGTATTGTTACGGTTGGCACAATCGAAGTGCTAGGCATAGATGCATCATCAACCACATCGGAGGCCTGACCTTGCGTGTGAACTAGATTAACCGTGTAAGTACATCCGGCCAAAAGTAAGCATATCGCCAGAAATGCAGGAAGTAATTTATCCATCATCTATCTCCCATATACATTGACATCACCGGTTAAGGTGTTTCCGCTAAATAATCTTATCCAATTTAGTTGTGCCGATGAGACTACACCCGCATTAAGTCCACTATTGGGAGCTTGTTCATTATCACCCAAAACATATTTAGGGGCTGTTCCTGTAAAGTTTTCAACCCTCACTAAAAATGAGGCTCCGGCGGCAGAAACTGTTTTTGTGGTGGCGGTTGTTCCCCCTTGAACCATATTAATCAGGGTCGATCCATTATCAGCAGAAACTTGAATGCTCATTAATACTGATACGTTAGCGTTAGTAGATATGAAACAAAGTTCTGTGTAGCTGTTTATGCTCGTGTTGAAAATAGCCTCGTTTGAAGAAAATGCTTTAGTTTCAATGAACTGCCAAGACGCGCCAGGGAAAACAGATGCGGAAATAGTAGGGTTTCCGGCTACTCCATCTCCATCAGCGATACTGATACCCGCTCCTGCGGTTAGCGTTCGTCCGTTCCAAACTCCAGTGCTAGTTTGAGACTGCATCCCTGTTTGACTGGCGTTGACTGAGTTGTTAATTGCCATATAATCCCTTAATATCTATTGCTGGTCATCTTTTTCCAAAGCATCGAAAAATCTACATTTATCAACCTAGCTACTATTCCAGCGGATTTAGTTATGCGAAAACCATCCGAAAAAAAACGTGTGCTCGCAGGAATATTCGTAGCGATTGGACTGTTAGTTACAGGAACCCCATCTATCGAAAAATCTACACTCGTTCCGGCAGCATTAATATCGACGGTGTATAGATGCCAATTAGTATCTACCGTAGACGACGTGTTGGCGGTAGTTCTTGAGGAATTATTGGCTGTCTTGATTGTCCATGCACCAGAATTAACGGCATTCGTATACTCAAAATAAGCCCCGTCGACTACATCTCCTGAAGCGGAAGATACTTCTTGTAATCCAATTCTTACCGTAAATGTATCTGTTCCATCTGATAGAACAGGAACCCGTAAAAGAAAATTATGAAGAGTTCTTCCATCTCCGGTAGTTATCACCCCTCCGTGACCTACCATAGCGGCACCATTTGTAGATGTTCCGGTCGTTATACCTATAACCCCAGGATGTCCACTGATTGATATATTCGTACCAGATGAAGAGCCGCCATTTTGTTGGTTCTGAGTAAATCCTGTATTACCCGTATTGGTATTCGTTAAAAAATCATCAAATAAAAATATGTCGCTTTGAGGAGTAAACCATTCCAGAGTAGTACCTAAAGATATTAATGGTGACCCTGGATTCGTCCCAATTGCAAGTCGATTAACCACATTTGTAGTGCTGCCATAAAGTATATCCCCTGTAACAACGGTAGATGGATATGTAGCTGTACTGTACACTGGATCTGCGGACGCACCAGCCGATTGAACGACTTGTCCGGCGGTAGAAGTAGGTCCCACATTTGTTAACGTGCTAGATGTTGCCCCTCCAACTATTAACGCATGATTCGTTGCAGGGGTGGCGGTGAATCCTGTTCCTGTGAACCCTACAATCCCTGTAGTTGATTCGTTGACGCTGTTAGCTGGACCTGGCATATTGTCTCCCTATGCGAGTGTCCAGGTTCCAATGACGCTCGTAGCTTCCCAGGTTAGTGTTGACAGTCTATATCGAAGTGTTAAGCTATCACCGATAGCATTTGACGTGGCTGTGCCTCCACTAGATGTGATGGAAGAGCCTATTCGTATGAAATTAAGGGCTGGTGCATCTAAAACGACAGCTCCTGCCGTATCGCAGACAACGATTAGGATTTCTCCTTGAGCTGCTGTGGCTGGTAAAGGATAGGTTCCAGCTGCTGTTGCAAAGTATCCATTATCAACGGCTAGTGTGATTGCTGTAGTATCAGTAAAAACAACGCTGTTTATGGTGACAACAGCACCAGAAGCACTTGTTGTTATTCCCGGACCACCCGCGATTTGGATGTTATTAGCAACAGGAATCGCTGTTCCAGTGTCACCACTAAGCGTTTGAACAGTGGCTCCCCCGCCAGCTACTTCAAGGTTAATGGTGCCTGCACCATTAGAGACCGTTACAGTTCCACCAATGGAGGTTATTCGACCTACATCGATATGAGTGCCGCCGACGTTAACTGATGTTCTACCTATCCAAACTTGCCCGTCTAGCTGAAGTCCGTTAGCGGCTGACGCTCCACCTGCTCCCGCGGTACTGAAGTCGGCGTTGTTTCCATATACCACATCATTATCAAAACCGGCCATTATATCACCTTCACGTAAGTTGCTACTACGACCCAGTTAATGGTAAGTCCAGCGGTCCCGGTGACGCGCAAGATAGCATTATTTCCCGATACAACGATGTCGGCATTACAGGCTATTAGGGCGGCATCTTCGTTATTTATCTTATCTGGAGTTCCGACTAAAGATGCTGACGCTCCTGTGGTTCTCACTGAACCAAAAAGACTATAACCCGCTCCAGATGGAGTGACAGACTCAAAACCACAAAAGTTAGCATCTATGACATAAGTTCCAGGAGTTGCGCCTAGTGGAAACGTGACTAAATCTGTCGTTACAGCTCCTATAGTACTTCCTGAACCCCTCAATCTGTTTGTCAACTGAACAGTTAGAGTGTTTGAACCAGAAGATCCGTCTGTCTGAATCCCATCCGAATCATCCGTAGAAACGAAACCACCGAATACATTCTCAATGTTCGCTATTGGTACAGAGGGGGAATTTACGTCGGTGATAAATGAAGTAGGAACTGCAGGAGGAACAGGTCCCGCGGTGAGACTTTTATAAATCTGACTCATGTTTACCTACGGTAACTGTTTAATATACGTGTAGGAAATGGAGAAATTGCCTGTGGCGGCTCCAGTTCCGGTAAATACCGTTCCCACAGGAAAAGTGTACATGTCATCATCCAAAACCAGAGCTTCACCTGCTGTGAAAGTCTTCCATTGAACTGGCCCTCCACCAACATTAATCGATAGCACCACCGCAGAGGTGCTTTGATTATCCATAACGATTTTAACCGGCGTATATAGCAGGGTACCAATCGTAGCAGACACGCCCATCATGGCTGTAATCAGCTCAGGGGCCGGAAGCATTTGCTGGTGAAGGATATAAAGTGACATTCTTAAACCTTTGCTGAGTCTTCAACTTTTACTTCTGCTGCTGCGGCTGCTTCTTCAGTCTCTTTAATTTTTTTAGAAATGAAAGCCTTAAGCGCACAGGCATAATCATAAAGTTGGCCAATAGGACAATCTTGATCGGTGATTAGATGACACTTTTCAAAATTCTCTAGTCTAATTTCGAACTTATTGACCAACTTCATGATTTCTCCTTGTGTTATGCTACGTATGCGTACGACCAAATTGTTCCATCGGAATATACGGTGGCTCCTGAGTAATTAGCAGAAAGTACCTTAGTCGCTGCAGCTGCTCCACCGCCAACAAGGTTAGTTCCACCACCGCCAATCGTAATATTGCTTGCTGCGGCTGCTCCACCAACATCTCGTATAACGAATGTCCTTCCAGCAAGCGCTGTAGCGGCTGGCAGAGTCACGGTAACTGCTCCGGCTCCGGTATCCACGGCGATAAAGTAGTCTGTTCCTAATACCGTGTACGGAGTTGCAGCGAAGTTAACAGCTGTCGCTTTCACTACAAGACCGCTGGCCAGTCGAATGCTGTTCGTGCCGGCATTGATTGTTGTTGTCGACGTGGTGTTAGTTGATCCTAATGTGACAGTTTTCGCGGCAGCACCGGCTCCGATTGACAAGGTTGTCGCGGCGGCGTCACCGGAAACTGTAATAGCCCCTGTGCCTGTTACCAGAGTAAATATTCCATTGGTAGTTGTAACCGTGCTTCCTGCCGAACCTGTGTTGATATTTACAGCGGTAACACCTGTGACGTTACCAATTGTAATTACCTTAGCAGCAGCATCTGCCCCGACGTTGATAGCGCCAGTTCCTGTAGCCAATGTCCATGTAGCATTTGTTGTCGTCCAGGTATTGGTTCCCGTTCCTGAATTAACAACGACTGCCGTTGCGCCTGTAATGTTACCTAATGTGATCGTCTTCGCTGCTGCATCAGTACCAAGATTTATAGCGCCAGTTCCAGTTGCTAGAGTAAAGATACCGTTTGTAGTGGTATAGGTAGACCCATTGGTACCTGTGTTGATATTGACACCTGTGGCACCAGTGATGTTACCGATCGTGATGGTCTTGGCAATCGCTGTACCTAAGTTAAGGGCACCTGTACCTGTATCTACAACTACGGAAGTGGCTCCAGTTTGATTACCGATAGTAATCGTTTTAGCAGCCGCATCCGCTCCTAGGTTAATCGCGCCGGTACCGGTGACAAGACCGAATGAACCATTAGTCGTTGTCCATGAACTAGCTGCAGTTCCGGAATTAACAACAACAGCTGTCGCACCAGTCACATTACCGATCGTGATTGTTTTAGCGACCGCATCTGTCCCGATATTTATGGCACCTGTACCCGTGGCAAGCGTAAACGCTCCGTTTGTAGTATTAAACGAGCTCGCTCCGCTACCAGAATTCAACACAAGCGCTGTGGCTCCAGTGACGTTACCAATCGTGATAGTTTTGGCTGCTGCGTCGGTTCCAACATTAATTGCACCCGTACCAGTCAACAATGACCAGGCCGCATTGGTGGTTGTCCAGACGTTAGCTCCAGTACCAGAGTTATGGGTAATAGCCGTCGCACCTGTGATGTTACCAATCGTAACGGTTTGGGCTACTGCGTTCGTACCGATACCGACACCGCTGGTACCTGCATCGATAATTACTCCTGTCGCACCAGTACCATTACCAATCGTAACGGTTTGAGCAATCGCATTTGTTCCAACATTCACACCGCCTGTGCCGCTATTTAAAGTGACAGTCGTTCCACCGGTGGAGTTACCTACAGTAATTGTTCGAGCTGCCGCGCCAGTTCCAATTCCGATATTTTGGGCTACTGCATCATTACCGATACTGATCACTCCTGCGGACGAATTCAGTTCTAATACACCCGCTGAATCGATAAGGACGGTATCCGCTGAGTTAAGAATGATATCGCCAGTGGTAGTAGTCGTGACGGTAAAGTGTCCTGTCCCAGTATTGACAGCTACTGCGGTGGCTCCAGTGACGTTACCAATTGTAATTACACGTGCACCGGCTCCAGTTCCGATATTCACAGCACCTGTGGAGGCGTCTGACGCTAAGTTTAAAGCTGTCGCACCTGTGGTAATCGTAGCCGATCCGCTAAGAGATGCTAAACCGCTTGCGGCTAAAGTAGTGAATGATCCGGCCGCTGGAGTAGTTCCTCCGGTAGCAGGTGGAGCGGCAAAAACAGCTGCTAAATTGGAAGGGGTTAAAAATAAGGCTAGAACTGGTGTAGAGGCTGTACCTGCTACAGCTTCCGGATCCGTCGCCAACTGTCCAATACCTGCTGTTGTAGTAGTGGAAACCGGAGCACCGGCGATTGCTAAGTTGTCGGCATAAGCCTTCGTCGCAACAGTACCCACAGGGGCGAGAAGGTCGGTTAATAGTACAGTTCCGAATACCGTGTCCGTGGCATGATTAGCACCAGATGTTGCCCAAACACCGCCTCCAGTGGTCTCATAAATAACAGGTGGACTTACGCTATTATCCTGAATCTTTGTCCCTGGATTGTAGATATCTTGACTTGTGGGGGCGCGCATTGCATCCCCAATGAATTGTGGATAAACGAATGCGTCCACGCCTGTCGCGTATGGTGTTCCACCTGCTGTGTTACCTAGTGCTTGTACCATAAATGTGTCTCCATAGAGTGTTGAAAGTAGTTGTCTATTGCTAGACTCAAAACATCTACGGCGGCGATCTCGTAAAACAGCCTATGAGGTGCGACCCCATCCGTTTGCGCTGTCTTAAACCTATCAAGTCTTTATTTTAATCACTAGCGGAAAATATCAAATAATGAATCGGACTTGTCGCCTATACGAATGTGAGCGATAATGGTCACAATAACAAAGGTGCTGACATGCTAGAAGAACTCTTAAAGATTTTACCAACAATAGACGTTGGGACTATTTTAGTAACCGGGGCCATGATGTGGAAAATGTATTCGAGGATCGATAAGAAGTTCGATGCTATTATACAACGATTAGATAAAATTCAAGAAACTATTACAGATATCGATAGGCGCTTATGCCGTCTCGAAGGCGCGTTTCAATCTAAGGAATGCTGTTTGTTAAAGTCTGACACTCAACATAAGGCGGCTGAATGAGTTCCTCACTCGAACTTCTAGCAGTGGTTGGTCTATGCGCTATGTTAATGTTTCAACTCTACACGATGTCCCGGGTAGGCGACATAGATCGACGTCTAACGCGTATCGAAATAGTCATGGTAATGCAAAAAATTATGCCAGGAGAATTGATTATCGAGGCGAAAGATTAACCAACGCGCCTATAAGGATAGCCGCCCGCTTTAATGACGTGGGCCATTGCCGCTCCCATCGATGGATACTTACCTTGCCACCAGCTACCCCATTTATTCTTACCGTTAGTCTTAGCAGGTATTGCACCACGCATAAATATATCGGCTATATTAGCAGGCACTCCGTCATAACCATAAATCGGTCCGTTTTTATTCGGGTGCTTGCCTAGGAATCGAACTAGAAGCTTTCCTGTCTTATCATCGTATGAGAATCCCTCAATATTGCTTGAAGGCATTGCCTCCTGTAAACCTTCTCCACCTGGAGGTTGAGGAGGAGTTAAAGGTGGTTCACCTACGCCTCCACTTTGCTGTTGTATCACTTGCAGAACGTTTTGAAGTAAATCGCCTAAAGCGCGTTGAGACTCTACGTTGAGGTTCGCTCCATTCTGCTCTAAGAATGAAATAATCAGTTGAGCGTATTCAACGAGTTCGTTCACTATTGACCTCTAAACTTCTGCATGATCGCATTACCTTGCTGGAGGATCTGAGCTACCATAGGATCTAAACCTTGTCCGCCTTGTGCTTGCTGACCCGATTGTTGCTGCTCTTGACCTTGAGGTTGTCCCTGTTGAGCTTGAGCCATATCACCATTTCCATAGATACTTTCTATGATTGAAGACCAAGGCGTTTTGTGTGTCTTCATGAGCTTTTGAATGATGGAGCCAAAGCGTTTATCATTCTGAGCTAAAGCCGCCGCCTCAATGGGCTTTCTACCCTTGCGGATCTCTTGATCTATGAATGTATGCAGTTCTGGCGAAACCTGTTGGATGATGTTGTTGTTTTGTTTAGCAGGCTCAAGTTTCTGGCTTATAAATTCTTTAGCCTCGTCAAATGTAGCGCCTTCATCCTCTGCATCTTTTAAAAATTTTCCAATTCTTGGATCAATTCTTTGTATGGCTTTTTTTGCAAATGTCTCAGGAACATGAGAACTAAGTAGGGGTAATATCTTACTCACCAAAGAGTTAGCGACTCCTATTCCGGCTGTCCCGATAGCAGCCATTCCGAAATTTTTTGCAGCGTTGAAAATTCCAGATTGATGTTTTGTTTCTACGGCTTCTTGATAGGGTTGCATTATTTTCCTCCAAATGCTTTAAGCCATAAATCGTTCATATATCCCTGGCCGATGGAATCCACTTTTTCTAATTCTCTTACTTGCTTATCAGAAAGATTAAATTCTCTTTTATTATCGAGTAGATATTTTTTAAATGGTGCAGTGTTCATTTCATTATTTTCAGACAAAAGATGGGCAATCGCTAGTGGACTATCATTTTTATTTAACATCGGTCCTATATTTTTAGCCATAAATTCAGGACTAGAGTCTATGGGAGTTTTTTTTATAAACGTTTGAATGTCTTGCGGTATATCATGAGCCAGGAAATGCCCATATTCATTAGATAGACCAACTCTTGCAACTAAAGAATCGGCTAAGTTTTCTGAATCATCATTTTTAGAAAATTTTGCTTTCAGTGAATCGATGGTTCTTATTACATCTTTTGGGTTCGACCCTAAAAGAGTATAATTACCGAATGAATCTATTTTAGAGTAATCGCGAGATATCGCATCTAGTTCATCCCTGGCATCTTTAGCGACTTTTAATTCATTTTCTCCGTTTTTGATACGGTCTAAAGCTTTATTTTCCACTTTTTGATAAGTGTTATCAGGAATTCTGACGTTAGCCTTGTTTTTTAAATCCGCAATTTCATTTCTTATGTCGGACTCAACGCCTTTCTGCGTTTGTCGGGCATTTTGTTCCGCAGCATTTACATTAATTTTTGCTTGATCTTCTGCTTGCGCCGCGGCGATTGCTGTTTTATAGTCAGGGTATAAACTTGGACTTTCTTTATTTAGCTCCGCCGCTCTATCTTGTAGCTCACCAAAAGTCTTTGGAATTGCTGGTTGCAACGCTGCTTGAGTATTTTTTTGACCTACTAATCCTGTTCCTTGTGGAGAGGGAGTCGAATTTCTTCTAGATTCTATTTCATTAAATTCCGACCCTTTCGGCTTATTCTGTGCTGCATTCAACATGCCTTGCTGTCTAAGCAATTCTGATCCACTTTGCACGATTTGAGGATACTCCGAGGCTTGACTCGCCAGCCCTGTGAATTGTTGAAATGGCGTTTGATCCTTTCTTTCCCCAATATCCTTGAGAGCTGCTGATAATCTCCCACGTTCGACGGCTTTCGGAAGCTGCTCAGCAAGTCCTTTTCCCAGGTTTTCACCTATACGTCCGAAAATGTCACCCTGCTTTATGTATTGTACCATTAGAAGCCCCTCCCTTGCTGCATGAAGCCGGGTTGTTGAAATCCTCCCTGACCTCTTGGCATCTGAGGGCTTGCTTGTGGGCCACTTTGTCCATATGGTCCTGTGTTCATTCCTACTTGCTGACCTTTACCACCGAACCAATTGTTTACTGCTTGGCCTGCGTGATAACCAGCGACCCCCAATGCTGGCCCTGCCAGTGCAGTTCCAGCTGTTGCAAGTGCCGCCGGTACTGCTTGAGAAAGTACTCCTTGTGTTCCAGGCTGTGTAACCATGTTCTGGCTATACTGTCCTAAACCTAGTTGACCAATGTTCTGTAACCCCTGTGCACCAGCTTGTCTAAGGTTAGCTCTAAGAGCACCTAAACGTTCTGACAGGTCGGTAGCACCTTGGATTTGTGCATTCTGGAATCCTGAACTAGATAATCCACCTGCTCCCATACCAGCGAACTGCTCGGATAAACCGGGAACAATATCTTCATTGTATTGCCTGAGAGCCGGAGCTGCGAAAGCATTAAAGTCAGCGGGGTTATCACTTAGATTATTGCGGTAGTAATTCGCGGCATCTCCAAATGCTCCACCATTCCCCCCTCCCTGAGCCGCTCCCTGAAGTTGATTATACAACCCCTCTTGTTCAGGACGAAGATTCGAAACGTTCTCGCGTTGTTCGTTATTACCTGTGAAAAATCTACCCAATCGTTTGAAAAAGTTTGCCATGTTAAAGCTCCTGCGTATATTCCCAGAAGAAAAATGCCCTATCAAAGGCTCCTGGAGATGTAATTAAAATGTTAGGACCTACCACCTGTAATTCTGGGGAAACGATCGTTATCGCAGTAAAAGTCGTTGAATTTGTGGCTTCTACCCATGAATTTATAGATGTCAAATTGGCGTCAAATGTCACTCCGTGAGCAATGGGTGGGTTAACACCTGCTATTAGAGGGCCGACGTTGACCACCTTTCTTAAAACCTGTCTGAACACTTGGGAAGTACCTAGGTCGCTTTGTAGGGTAGCTCCTGGAATGAAAGCCTTTCCACTCAACACTTCTTCATCTATATACCAGCCAATCTCACGAATGTTTACTGCGTTCGATATACGCTTGAGCTGTTCTACGAGGAACGGACGAGAGTCCTCCCACTTCTCAGGGATAGCGTCATATACAGGAAGAAAGCTTTCCAGCTGTTGATTATCTGAAAAGTCCATGTTATATGCCTATTGCTGTCCAGTAAAAATTGTATGCCGTCCCCCCTGAGACCGCTGACGTGAATGATAAGTTTCCAGGTGGAAGTGCCGAGATCGCAGCTGAAAATGGAACAGCTGTTGATGTGGGAGTTACTTGTATTCCGAATATTGTGGCGAACGGCGCGGCAGTATTAAATACAACGGGAATCCCGCTCGAACCGGTTCCCCATTGCATTATAAGACCTCCTGGAAGGAAAGTGTACCCAATACTAGCAATCATTGAAGGTTGAATGTTTCGAGTAAGTTGAGTTAGGCGATTACCTCCAGACAGGTAATACAAGGCCTGATCGGTATTAATGCCATCATCGACGGTTACATCAAATAGTTGACCATATCCCACAGTTGCCGTTGGGCCATTCACGCCTGCAACAACTGGATAGTTGGGCGGAGGGGTTACTGGATTCGTAGCAAATGGAACTAGATGAACTTGCGTATGGTAACCATTAGGTGGAGTTCCAGAAGTGTCGGTTAATGGCACATGATCCACGAGAAATTGAGTATCAATAGATTGGAAATTCCCTTTCAGGTTTAAATAGTCCTGATTTAGGGGAACTGTGCCCGAAGGAATGTTAGGTTGGTAAGCCATATGTTCTCCTAAAACTGGGTCATTCGACCGGCTTTTCTAATCCATAAAACTTGTGCGTCAATTTGCACTTCTTTTTTCTGGGGTTCCGCTGCCATTTGTGCATTGGAGAAGGTGTATTGCAAGGTGAGGAAATTAGCTCTCGTCGCGCAAAATACTCTCTGCCAAAACTTAGTGCCTTCGTTTGCTACTGCAAAACTAGAGGGTGACGTTGGAATAACAGAGTTGAAGAACGTATCCGGAGCCGGAGGTGACGTTGACTCAATTTGATTATTTGGGACTGTATTTGAAGAAGTTTCGTCATCGTAGTTGAGATACACCTTTAGCGTAATCTCACCTTCCCCAACTGCAGGCATCAATACATCGATATATCCCATTTGAATGTTCTGACCTTCGTCTAGGAAATTGAACTTCTTGCTCATTACTGAGAAGTTTTCCCGGATATTTATCAGTCCACCACCTTGATATGCTCCTGCACTTGAGGAATTAGCTCGCACATCGAATTCTCCAGACTCTGAGTTAAACGAAAAAAGAGTGAAGGTATTCTGATCGATCACGTCTATCGCATAGATTCCTCCATTTAAATTAGATCCTGGAGTAGTCAACGGAATACCGCTAATGCCTATGACAAATTCGCTTTGCATGTTGTGATTAGGAGAGGTGATAACAGTAAGTCCCGCCACGGATGTGACGATATTAGTAATAAATAGGCTAACGTCGTTGACAGCAAGCTGATCTAATTTTTCAACAAAACCTTGCTGATTTCCTCCCATGATTAGAAAGTCGGAAACATTGTCATCTAGCCATGTCTTCTGATATTCTTCCCAGGTCTGCGGAATCTGTAACCAATTAGGACTATTTTGTAGCTGAAAAGTTCCTAAGGCCGTCAGAGAGTCATTGAATATGGCCCAAGAATCATTTTCGTAGTTGTAAACTAGCCTAGCGGTTGGGAATATCCAATTGTTGTTACCTACATTTGGATAGAATTTAACCAGAGGAATCGTCCAATAAGCTAAACGGTCAGGGAAATTCCGAACGCCTTGTACGCGTTTAACCCCTTTGTTAATGCTATTGAACTGGTCGACAAAGTCAGGGATCTTTATGTCAATGCGTTCTGCTTTGTAGCTATCACACTCAACGATTCCCTTATCTCCAATACCGATAAGTGAAGTGTCAAATTGCACGGCGGAGAACGTGCTTTCAGCTCCTAGCTCACTATTGACTCGCTCTATTTGAAAAGGAGCAATCGAACGACCCGTATAGCGAAGCTGCCAAGTCGAACGCTCGCAATAGATAACCAGATTATCCCGGACAAAACCGACAGCAATAATATCCTCAGAAGTAGGTATATCAAGAAATCCCCCCTGTCCTCGTATGTCAGACCTCCAAGAACCGATTGCTGGTGGTCCTGCTGAGAATGGAATAAATGGATTCCCAATGGTAGACCATCGTATTCTGTTGCTAAAATTTAAGGCATTCGCTGCACCTGACGCCGTTAATCCTTCATACGTGTTGAACGTGACCATCCTTCCTCGGAAAGGAAGCATGGCCAGCCAATTCCATAAAGTATTAGTCGCATCTATTAGACTCCACGTACTCGGAGCGAAGTCAACCCAAGTTATGCCATCGGTGATTCTAGGGGGATCTCCGCCATTGTTATCAGCACCACTGCCGTTTGTTACCCAGAAAAGCTTTGTCCCTACAGTTGTCCCGCCTCCGAACGTCGCAACGTCACTGGTCCAGTAATTAGTAGACCAAAAGAAGTCCGTTCCGTTTACTGGTAAGGCACCAGCATTCCATGTAGTACCGGGAATCCATTCCTGAAATTGTCCGAGTGTTGCGTTAAAAATATACGCATAGTTTTGATCGAAGAATATTGTATCATCGTCGGAGCTATCAGTTCTCTCTCTGATGCGTATTCCCATGACAGGAAGGCCGGGAAAATACCACACTGCGGTTGCTACGAGAGATCCGCTGATGGTCAGTATTCCATTAATCCGATCTAGTGTTGCGGATCCCGAGCCATTAGTTAAGAGATTTTGAATACCAGGGTTAGCTGTTGTTCCCGGATCTGTAAATAGATCTGTGCCCACCGTGAATGATGCTATTCCAGTTTGAATAGGTAAAGGACTGATAATAACAACGAGATTCCCAGCACCATCTGTCGTTCCTATATTTCTCTGCAATCTTCCGAGTAGCTGATAGCCTTTCTTACGTTTGATGCGTTCGCGCCAAACATAGGCGTTGACCAAGGTAGGATACGCATCATCGGGGAGGATGAACTCCTCACGATTTTGCACTAAACCGGTGGTCATTCCTGTAATCTTTAGCGGGGAATAGCCTGCCATTTAGTAACCGCCTCCGCCATATCCATTACCGTTACCTACACCGAAACCTTGCTGAGCGCTATTAAATAGAGTGATATTTGGCTGTCCAATCTCTTCTACCGCCTGGCGCTCCAATACAAGCCCTTCCTGACGCATAAAACCTTCCATAAGGTTCTGGACACCTTCCATGTCTTGACGGTCTCTTAGGATCTCCATTGCGGTTCCATAGGCAATGTATTGCGCCCATTGGTTAAGAACCGGATGGTTAGAGGTGTTCATAAACTGCGATGGCGTCTGATAAGTCTCTATCTCGACCATGTATACGTTATCGGGCACCGGACGAATCGTGATCTCGTTATTCCAGAACAAAGCATTGTAAGGACGTCCAACTTGATAAGTTGCAGCCCATACGTTGATACCAGTTCCAGCAGCAGGTGCCACAGGGAAGTTAACGGTTATCTGCGTCGTGACATAGTTCACTGTTCCGCAATACTGAGTCGTCAAAGGCGACGGAGGATATGAATTGTTAGGCAGATTGGCGTTATTAGGTCCTCCGATAGGAGAAAGACCTGGCAATATAGGCTGTTGAACGTTCGATGGATCGAGATAAACGCTGTTGCCCACAGCATTCTGTGTGACAAATACAAGCTGCCCTACGGTCGTGTTGCTTCCAATACCAAAACCGTTAACAACGCCACCACCATCATCAATGATTCGGATAGGGTTTCCATTTTTATCAATACCACCAATAACGACCTGGGTGCTTAAAATACCGAAATTAGCCTGAGGAAAAGGATTAACGTTGTTTCCGAATAGAGAGAATGTGAATGAAGTTGTCACACCGTCACCGCTAATCGGTTGAAACTGCGTCGGATATCTAGGATATAGATTGAATAGCTGATCTCTATTCTTAAACAAATTCCCCTGTATACCTTCGAAGTATACAGGGGCTCGAAAACCCTGCAGAGAGTTGACATCTACAGGATATCTATCTACGTTAGGAATGGTCAGGAATTTATACACTGACCGTTGCTGATCTATCTTTATCGCATACGGGAAATCCGTGTTATAAAATAAATTCACGGCGGACTGGATATCAGAACTAGCTAGGGATGCCTCACTAGCGGAAGCTGTCAAACGACGCACTTTCTTTTCGATAAAGACGTACGTTGAATCTGCTTGTGCTACTGGTGATGACATACTATTTCCTTTAATTTAAGGTAAAACTAAAACCCTACAGGTGTAAAACGGTGTAGCCATTCACCCTCTTGGTCGCGATTCAAAGGCCCTTCATTGGCTAAAACAGGAGCGCCATCAACGCTAACTAAACCTTCGCGCAGCGGCATGATCTTGCTCTTGTCATTGACCTCATTCACAAGTCCCAAGGGTACTTCGTAAGTTTTTCCAGGAATGAAGTGCCACATCTGAATAGGATCACCAGCATATCGGCAATATGGTTTCGTAAGCCGTTCATGTCTCCCCCGTGAGTTCATGTATTCTGCTTTTACGAATCGGGAATCTTCTTTCTTCTGCTTCTCTAAATCTTTCTTGTGCTCTGGCTTCATGTTCTTGAAGTCATCGAATGGAACACTATTGGTCAGCGTATTGATTAGGCCATGTGCCTCACCGCTTGCTGTTGCCATCATTAATTGCCTGCTCATCTTAATTTCCTTGGTTATTCAGTGATTGGAAGGCCACCTGGTCTGTTGAGTTGCTAAATTCCAGGTTCTTTGAACCAAACGACGAAAGGGACGCCGGTGATTCGACCGATGTAATGGGGACACTAAATGTGTCAAATTGGGTTGAATCAAGACCTAATGTGAAAACGTTTCCTACTAAGGATAAGATAGTTCCTACTAGTCCGTTAGCTTGAAACATACCGTATGTTCGTGGGACATAAAGTCTGACATTCATTCCTGGTTGATAAGTATTAACCCTAGGATTTGGTGCGTTGTTGACCAGCGTCGTAGTGACTACCATAGGCATCGACTTAGTGATAGCTGTAATCACCAGCGAGTTCGGTATGGTGTTGACGCCTGGTAAGTACTGGTTAGCCATCGATCCTCGGTTAAAAATGGGAGAGGACAAAACGTCCTCTCCCTATTCAGGCTAGTTTTCTAGCTTGTAGATCATCCAATTAATCACGTCCGATGCTGCACCGGCTGGGCTTTGAGCGCCTCCAGCTAAGTACATATACGGAATGAATTCTCCAGTGCGGAATGGCTGATACTGGAAATCGTAACCAGTCTGCACGTTCGTTACAGGATTGAATTGTGTCGATGCACCAGCAGGAGCCAACGTTGCAAATAACTGCGCTGTTGGTGACGCTGATGAAGCAGGGAACGCAAATGCGTTAAACGCCGAGCTATCGATATCCACAGTCAACGTATAGTTAGCTGCTGACACCGCTACGATTGTTCCTGTAAGCTGGTTCATTTGATACATGCCGAACGAATAAGGAACGCTAAAATGAATCTTCATACCGACAACGTAGTATTGCGTTGGGTCTACTGACGTCCTTACGACGGCCTGTGTAGCCTGGGTAATCTCCGTGATATAGAGAAACTGAGGATCTACCGCAGCAAACTTAGACACACGCCGAGTATAACCAGCTGTTCCAGGAGCGGCAAAACCTGCTGCTCTTAGTCCAATCAGTGTATATCCCGATCCGGATGTGCTAGAAGTCTGGAAGGTCATCCCACCAAGTTGCAACATACCTGTTGTGCTGTAGAACTGAAGAATATCACCATCTGAATAGGTATTCGTTTGGGTGACAACTGCAGGCGAAGCTGCTGTAATAGCTGTAATCGCGTTGGCTGATTGAGCTTCTACAACAGGAGCGCTTTGAACGTAAGTGAATCCGTTCGATGCTGTGGCTGTTGCAAATGTGTCTAAGTTTATGACGCTTGTGTTAGCCGACTTCTTCCAACGGATACCGTCGTTAGCAGCACTAGCACCAACACCAAACTTAGGACCAAACCATTCGGAAACAACAACAACAGGTGTTGCCGGAGCCAATGGAAGTTGAGTCATGTTAACTACTCGCATGTAGTCAGCAGAGCTAGGAACAGGAATCTTTTTCCCTGCACCAGTTGAGGTGAACGAATCACCAGTAAGAATAGTAAAAGCCATAATCGTTATCTCCTTATGATGGTTGGAATGTTGTTACGTTCAAACCAGAGATCCAGTTTTGGTTCGTAATCGCACGGGCGATTGCAAACTTCGCGTACAACTGGCTGTTCTGCGCAACAGAGGAAACAACCCAAGGAGGACGGTATCCAATGACTGCTGTGTAGTTGTTCTGCTCGATCTTAGCGGCAGCTTCTAGGCCGAACATTGGGATCGTGTAGACCGTCCTTCCGAGTAACGAAATACCTGGAGTCTTTGCAGCCTTAGAGGAAACAAAGAAACGGAATCGGCTGATAGAGCAATACTCTTCTGGACGAATGCCTTCTTGTGTGGGGTATGCGTTCTTAAGTAAAACGCCTTGAACCTTCTGCAAGTCGGAACAAAGATTAGTGTTTGCAAGCGCAATAAACGCATCACGAACACCACCTGTCGCGAACTTAAGGGTAGCTTCGAGGTTGGTTAACATCGAACGGGCATCGTTACCGAGTAAGATGTTTTCGATGTTGTTAACGTCATTCAAGGAAAGATTTGACGGCTGATCTCCGTTCAAACCACCCGTTGCGTTGATGTAACTCACTGAGGATGAGAATAGATCGCGCATGAGCAGATCTTCTTTCTCGCGTAGCCACTGTCCAAGTAACGCTGTGAACTTTGTAAGTGTCTTAGAGTTTTCCCAAAGTACTACTTGTTCGTTAGTTACGATTGATTTCGCAAATATTTCCATTTTTGCGTCTATGTCAGTACGGACGGGGACCTCAGAAGCGGGGTCAATTCCTGAACCGTCTAATTGACCACCATCGGTAGACAATCTTTCAAACCTACTCATTCTAGTAGTTTGACCCACGTAACTTTCAGCATGATGTAAATCAACACCGAATGAGTGGATCAAGTTGAACATTGGCGTTGAGAGTAGATCCTCGCTCGCCTGTACGGGTAATTCGGGAGCCATATTCTGGATCCCTGTTATTCCTAGAGCCATAAAAAACCTCGCTTATACAGTTGATAATTGCGTTCATTGCGAATGAACTAATTTCAGCCGTACTGACGAGGTACCATGCAGTCGAGAGGTGACGAATCCTAAGTGGCGTCGTCATCAATCTATCAAATGATTATTTTAATCACAAACCATTTACTTTTCGTTCTCTTCACCTTCATCTGGAAGCATGTTCTCAAGTTGATCGGCACGAGATTGGCATAGTGCATAGAGTCGACCCAAAGTAAACGCGGCTTCTACATACTCCTCATCAACCATGAAAGCTAACGTACATTTAATTTTGTCCCTTAAATACTCAAATTCTTTAGCTGCCGTTTCGATATCGTACATGACTTAAATTCCTTCATCTTTCGTTTCATCAATCGGTTTATCTCTTTCCAATAGGTACATCGCTAGAAAACTTAACAAATTTTGCTGTCTAACTTGATATTGGAGAGGATCACACACACTTCTAGACAACTCATAAACTGATCTAAGTTTTTTATAAGACAATTGTTCATCCATAATTAAACTCCTTTAAGTGTTCGTTGCATTCTTGCCCAATTGGCGGCGCGTCTAGCTTCTGTATCTTGGAACGCTTCTCTTACTGGCTCACCAGATGGAGATGGGCCTGTATTGGACATTGAGCGTGGCTTGTTGCTATTGATGTCGGCTCGCGCCGCTTCTCTCTTAGCCGTGGCATGACCTGGTATTAATTTCTTTACAGCGTTATATGTTTTTTTCCACTTGTCGTAGCCATCTGGATAGTCTTGAGCTAAACTGGAAACTTCAGGAAAATGAAAATCTAAATAATCTAGGTTCTCTTGGCAACATACCTGCTTGAAGTCCGGGAAATCTCTCAGCAAACGGTTGGGATATTCGCGCTGTTCTTCTTCTTGCTGCTGTCTTTTGTATTGCTCTTCACGCTTAGATAGTTGTTCGTTGACCTTCCTTTCGATTCGTTGCTCTTCGCTTTCCTCAGGCTGCTCCTGATTCATTCCGTAGTATTGTTGGTAGGCTTGTGGGGTTGGGACGTTCTTGGCGGAAAAAGCAGCATCCATCGCCGCCTTAAGAGCAGCAACCTCGCTCTCTTTTTCTGCCGCTCTTCGTTCTGCTGCCTCTCTTTCTTGTCGATCTTTCTTTCTCGCTTCACGGAAAGCTTTCCAATTGGGGTCTTCGGGGGTTTCTGGATCTTTATTTTCCAAAACGCTTTGAGCTGGAGGTTCTGCATTCTTTTGTGCTAGATTTGTGTCAACATTAGATTGTGACGAATTTGTGTCAATCTTATTTTGAATTTGTGTCTCAGGTGCTTTAGCTTCTGGGTTTAACGCGGTCATTAGGAGTCCTTTTGTGAGTGATACCGATAAAATAAAAGAAAAGTTTGACAATATCAATAGTAATTTTGAAAAAGACATTGACATGGATAAGCTCAAACAAGAGATACGGAAGAAATTTCATGAATACGAGGTAACAATGAAGTATATGCTGGCCGATGCGCCGATTGAAATATTATGCCTAAAGCCAGCGATTCAGGATATCTTGCTAAGCGAGGGCCTCTTGCGTATCTATGACCTTTTCAATGTTGATCTTGTCAAAGTCAAAGGCCTTGGTGTAGTCAGGATCAAGGAGCTTACAGCCCGACTGGATCAGTTCTTCTCGATGTTGTGATAGAAACTCTTGCTGTGATACCATAGTCGTTCCGCTTTCGTAGCGGATATACTCCCAGAACTTGCCCTCAAAGAAGGCAACCGACCATGCTTGCATTGTTTTGTATCGCTTGTCTACTATGGCTAATTGGGCTAATTCTGCCATTACCATATCACTTGGCAATACCCATAGCCTCTTTACTATGCGTTCAGCTGATTTTGTGTATAAGAAAACTGCTTGATTAGGTCTTGGACTAGGAAGGAAAGGACAGCAATAGAACTTGCGACGAATGAGGTTCTTAATGAGGTTGTCCTTAGCAATGACCATCACTACGCAGAATTGCTCTAATGCGCGGTAGGGATTTTGACCTTCTTCATCGACGTAATTGAGATGTGTCTCGATGCATTCCTCTAGGTGTTTATCGATATCTTCGGACATCGCGTGCCCGATTTCGAGCGACTCATACTTAGTGGTGTCTGACAAAGCTTTTCTTGAAAGTTCGCCAGCAGAGATCCTCATCTTATTAGTCATTATTAGACTACGCCCTTCTTGGTTCGCTTTCGCTTTTTTGGTTCGATTATCCTTATGGCATTCATAATATTGGAGCCAACGTCTAGCGCATGCGTATCACGTCTAAGTCTCTGCAAGTAATCTGCATCAGACATCTCTATAGATGGGTTCTCTCTAGATACATCCCATTCTCTTAGCGGCTCTGCATAATGTATGCGCTCGAATGTGCTCATTCGTAAAACTCCACAAATCCATTTCTTCCAGTCAATTTCCAAACAATCGCCCCTAAAAGAGCTTCTAGACTACTGTTATCACAATAATCAGCGTCGAAATCCTTATGATGTTTTTCTATTAACTCAGCGCATTCCTTCGCGCAATTATGACGTGCGCAGTCCCTTTCCACTAGTTCCATCAATGTTATCAATGATCACACTCGTTAGTCTTAGTGTGCGGAGTAGGCCTATCTTTACCTGCACGTGGCAAGAATGCTCCCCATGCATTACTCTCACCATGTGGTGTGATATCACGGTTGTTTTGCCACTGATCATTAGGAACAGCTCGCCCGCTACCGTGTTTGATAACATCTGCGGTTGTGTTCTTTAAGTAATCAGGATTGTGCTTAGTCGTCTTTCCCATCTTATCCTCAATGGTTTAAACTTAAAAAGTGGGATTTAAGGATAACCCCAAACCTTGACCTTTATACTTTGGAGGTCTTTCCGCCCTGCATAATATTTAAAGTCTAGGCAGTTCCTTAGACTAATGCTTAGCGCGGTGACCTTTCACGTAGCTAGCTAGTCCATCGGCAGACTTCTTGTACTCTTCCGCTGTGTTCATCTCGGAAGCGTAACGTCCTCCTGCGGACTCAACATCGGAAGACTTCTTCTCCCAGTGTCCATTGTTAAACTTACCCATCGCTCCAGGCATTTGGGCATGTGCTTCTTTACTGTGTGCCATACTTACTCCTAGACAGCTTGTGCCGTCAATTTTTGTTGATTCAAAACTATTTTCATGTGATCTATCCATTCTCTAAACGTCAAGCACCATTTCATACGATTGCATAACTTGCAGCAAGGGACGCTATTTTCAATCGTATATCCCTTATCATTATCAATTCGATCAATTCCATTGTGCAAGTACCGTTCACTGTCGCAAGTTTTCTTGTACGCGTGAGTGAAGTTAGTTTCGATTTTTCCGCAATAAAAGCATGGTGATTCGATCATACTTGCAAATAATTCTTTGTCAATTTCAAAAACCAGTCCTCGTTTCTTTGCGTTTGTCATATAAGCTCGTCGTGAAAGAGACCGTCCATTTTGTGTTACACTCTTTTTTCTACCACATCCACAGCTTTTAAGACGTCCTGAAATTAAAGTCTTTCCCCTACATATTGTCCTTTTCCCGCAATCACAAACGCATAAATAATTACCTTCATATCTGTGATCTTTTACCAGCCTCTCTATTACCTTGAGACTTGAAAACTTCTTACCAACCAAGGTTCTCGAACATCCGCAATCTAAAGAGTTCCAATCATTCCTTAAATAATGAGTTCCCTTCTGGATTTCAGTCCCACACTCACATCTACATAACCACTTCACTTGTCCTAAACTGCCTCTCTGCCTAGGCAAACGCTTTATGACAGTCCATTTTCCGTACTTTTTTCCAGTAAGATCAATCCTAAGTACCATACCCATGTTACACCTATTTTACGATGTATTGTATCATGGATTTTACTATATTGCAACAGCCCTCTTCTTTTCCACCTCTCTAAATAATGGATGCTTACTCTCTGATCCGCTCGTTACTTTAAGCGTCTCGGCCATTTCCAAAGAGCTTCTAAAGTTAGCTAAATCCATGTCCTCAAGCTCTATCATCATTTTAACAAGTTCTAGATCTGCCGTTGCTTTTTCATGCTCTGCATGGGCTTCTATTTGGTCAACCTTAGCTTGTGTTTCTCCGATCTTAGCCATGTCCAATTGCGATTTAGCAAAAGCTTGCATAATCTTAGCATCATCCACCTTAGCAGCCTGCTGAGCCGCGGCTTGCTGTTGCTGCATTTGCTGCTGGGTGGCCTCTTCCATCTCTTGGATGACTTGGCGTTTGTTGGTGATAAAGGCGGCACGCAGAATAGACTTATCGGGTATTTCCATCCCCAGTTGTTTAAAATGTAATAACTGCTGTAACTCCAACTGTCGCTGCGAAGTACTGTAATTACCCTCTTCAACAGATATGGCGTACTTCTGGGAATGGGACGAAAAGAATCTAGGGTCGGCATCGTGTCCCAATATATTTCGAATTTTGCCCTTAGAAAAGTTTTTTCGGATGGCTTGTAGGCGAATTTTTCCGTAAAGTCTCTGCGAATAGTCAATCTTATCGAATATTGTTTGTAGTGTAGTAAGGCCAGCGCCCTGACGCAACATAGACAAGATTCCCGACTTATCATCGGTAGCAGCACCGAGTAATTCCTCATTGACCCCCGAAATCTTTGTGATGTCTTCCGCTAAGCTATTGGATAGTTCAAGCAACGACTGAGGTATAGCCACAGGCTCAATGCGCTGAATCTCGCTTGGTAGACGACCGGCTTTGAGTGGGATTAGGAAGCCGTCTCCGCCACTTGTTTGCCTGAAACACTTGGGGTCTGGAACCACATCCACGGGGTAGATCCAACCTGCATTGAGCGAGCTTTGTAATAGTTGTAGCTCAATGACCTTGCGCATGTTGTAGAGGAACTGAGAGTCACGTAGATTGCGAATAATTCCCTGTTTACGCCATGCATAAGCTTGTATGTCCTGTTCGATATAGCATTGAGCGGGTACGAATGGATACTCGTCGATACCTAGAAGGTTCTTACCATGATAGACCATCTTACCGGATAGGCAGATAGCTAGTTTAACAGTGGGGATCTGTACCTTCTTGACCTGAAGCCATGGCTGTTGAGCAAGAACTCGCTCCATCATGTCTTCTTCGTCTGTCTCGTCTTCTTCCCATTCGACGGATTCACCAGTGTAAGGGTCGAGCACGAGCTTGCCCGGACGAGTCGAACGGTAATAGAATTCGTCGTACGTGAACAGATTAGATATGGCGACGTTCTGCAACTCCGCTTGCATTGGGAATCGCCCATCTTTCATGCCTCCCGGCTTCATCTTGTCTATTTCTTCGGAATACCCAGGAAGCAATGTCTTAGCCATCGCCTTAGATGTCCAGCGCCTGCGCCATATGCCGTTACAATCCGATAAGTCCTGCTTCCTCGTGTATTGGTCTATGAGGTAGTTGTTGTATGCCACACAGTCGGTGAAAAGGTCCCCTGAGATGGCATCGAATGTATAGTCGGGGTATAAGTGGAGAAGTGTCTCTCCTGTATCACATGCACCTTCGAAAGCTTGAGAGAGGTATTCTTGAAAACCGTCACGGTCGTCGCACCAGCGCATGACCTTGTTGTAGTCATCAGCAATTTGGTCACCGTTATCTTGGTTAGGAATGGTAATTGTAGACTTGCGATTCTTACGCTGATAACCCGCTATCATATTGATATGTCGGCGTATCAGATTGAAGAAGAACTTCTGGACGTTCTGTGAATTCTGACCGTATACTTGATTGTAGAGCTGCTGATCGCCTACTTTAAAGCGCTTGTCAATTGCGCCTTGGAGCCAGTATGTAGAGTTTGTCGTGTAATTGGACTGATAAAACCAATCCATCATTTGCTTCAAGTCTTTAGCTTGAACATCTGAGGGGTCGATGTACCCTAGCGAATACTGACCGGACTCGTAAGATCCCATCTATGGCGTCCCTGTGAATTAAAATATCTTATATCACAGAACGTCGCTTTTAGCTATCCTTTTTGTCAAATGTTTTATTGAATAAATCGTCCAGTCCACCAGATTTAAGGCTTCGATTTTCAAGGATAATATAGTATTTATCTTTCTCCTTTTGGCACTTATAGCATGGACACTTATCGAGCAGTCGAATGTGTTCCCATATCTGGTAATTATCCATGTGATCTAGGTTTGCCATCAACAATCCTCATTAAACCGCTTATCTATCTCTGATCGATTCCAAAATTTAGACATATGTTGGTAGGCTTCCGCATAATCTCCTTCGATAGTCTCGAGATCGATGCCTAGAGCTGCGGCCATTTCCTTTTTGTCGTCGTATTGATAAGTGTTTTCATCGATCCAATGCCCCATTAATATCCCCCATTTAAAGGACCAAGCGGGCCCCATCCATCATCTGGACCGAATACGTCACGCCTATACTTGTCGTAGTTTCCTATATCCGGATCATCGAACTCACCCGTCGGAAATGCACTGCATACCGCATAGCGTAATGCGTCGCAGATATGGTCGTTCTTCTTAACTGGTTTGTCTTCTCCACGATCTGCGGCCTTAGAGTCCCATGCATATGATTGCAGGCATTCGCGTAACACAGTGCAGCCTTTCTGAATGACTAAGTTTTTGCCGCCGATAAACTTAGAGCAAATTTTAATGCCCAAGAGGACGTCATTATTCGCGTCCAATACGGGCAACTCAGCCTGGCGAAGGGCAATTTTAAGTGAGGCGGCGGCAGGATCAACGTAAATTGAAGATACGTTTTTATAACCGATAAAGTCTTTGATATCCCGCACCAATTCTTGATCGGTCTTAGATCGTCCTTTTTTAGCGGAATCATAGTAATATTCCGATTCGACACGTATTTGCGGCCACTTATTCGGCGTAACGGCAAGCAATACCGCTGCTGTCGCGTTGGTAGTTCCATAGTCCACTCCAACCACGTAGTACGTAGGAGAAGGAAAGGGATTTTCGTATTCGTTGTATTTGTCGTAATTGTCATATATGGCTCCGTGAGCAAGTGACCATTCGCCAAGAATGTACCGGTTGTACCATAGGCCAGTGTACGATGCTTTTAACTGGGCCTTGAATGTTTCATCAAGCGATGGATTATCATCGAGATTAAAGCTCCAGCACGCTAAATCAATATTGGGATTATCAATGAAGTCTTTCTTGAGCCAGTGTGCAGGGCCTTCAGGGTTCGTCGTCGCAAATAGCTTTGCCCCGGGAACACTTAGACGACTCTCTAGCATCCTCCAGAACGGCTCCGGTATGTTCGTCGCTTCGTCGACATAGGCAAGAGCAAGAGTAGATCCTTGGATTGTCGATACAGCCGATACGTCCGGCGCACCCACAAACCAAACGTCCCTCCCGTACAGTCTGTTCATCTGTGACTTCTCTGTCGGACATGGGAACCCTAATTGACGGTATAGGTGAGTCAAAATGTTTCGCTGTATTGAAGTGCGGTTGACGCCTATTATCATCGCATCTCCAGCAGGTCCATGTTTCAGATCGAACATGAATCGCTCTAAGCTGGCGTATGTCTTACCAGACCGAACAGCGCCTACCCAGATGTTGAATCGATGCGTAGCCTCGGCGAAGCTCTTATTCTGCTTGGGGCTGGTCGTCATTGTTCTCTTTGTCTATTCTCTGAGCTACTTCCTGATAATGTTTAAAATTATCCTTTAAACCGTCCATCGCGGTGGACCATTCCTCTTGTGAGTAGTCATATGAGGCACCTATGGCAAGCAACACATTAGACATCATTATGCAGCATTCGTCACCCTTCACTTTATTTTTACAAAACCAATCCATCACGTGTCGGTTAAATCGATGCATCAACTCGTCATCCATTCAATTTTTCCTCTTTTAGCTTATCTATTTCGGCCTGCAGCAGCATAATCTGATGGCGCATAGAAGTTATGTCCTCAAGAGGTGATACCTTCTCTTCCACTTTAGCTTGACCTAATCGAATATCGCACAATTTGTCTAGTTCCTTAGTCTTTCCTGACTTAGCTTTCATGTATTGAACGAATTTTAAAATTCCATCTCCACACTCGTACGTATCGTTAGCGTAATTAGCGAAATCAAATCCAAAATGCTCTTTAAATCTTCCGTAGAAATTGGTTATGTGGATTTTTCCGTGGGCTATCTGTTTTGCAGTACAACCAGCTTCCATTTGGTTTTCCACAATATCCCAATTTATTTCTTTGGGCTTTCTAACCATCGAAACTACCTTGACCTCACGTGTGTTTAAAAAATATATACTACACGCGAGGGTTGCAATTCAAGGGATTATGTTAACATTCACCCTTTCCATCTGGGATCTCGCCATCTTTTCGCATAATTGCCCAATCAGTTGCGAGGCGTAAAATCTGATATGCTTCCCTATTTGTGAGCTTGCCTGCGCGTAATTGCATATTCATTTCGATTTCTGAAACCCTCGTGTCCATTTCGCGCTTAAAATCGTACAGATCGCATGGAATTTCGGGCCACGCGTTCAAAAACTCTTTAAATTTCGAAATGTCATCAAAAAACTTACCGTGGGCGTAGAACTTTCCGCTTCCTGTTCGGTCACCACATCTTGTGAGTTTCTTGCCACATTGACAATCCATCACGTGCTCGTTACAATGCGTACATTCACCGCTCATAGTTTCTCCACTCTGCTGTGTTCAACCATATTTAAATCTTGAACGATCTTTACAATTCCCGGGATTGTGCCTCCAGGATTCTTAGTCCAAACCTTATTTTTCATTGGCATTTGATACATTCTATTGAGAACATAGGTTTCATTAATGTTCATTTTTTCATCAAATTCTTTTTCAAAATTCAACGTCATCACCTGTTTATTGCCGGAAGGAAACTTAATCCTCATTTTGGCGTGCCACTGACCCTTTTCGTCCGTCCAAATAATGCCCATAATGCCAGCGACATAATCCTTGGGCATTTTAGGTCCGCCCATTTCTAAATCATCAGCTTCAGCGAATAATACGCCCTTGTAATCGTAGTCCTCTCTATCGAGGACAAATATGTAGTCGTTTTTATTTAGGCTCATTTTTCTCTTTCTCCATTTGCGCTAGCATCTCGTCTTTGTCCGTGAATCTAATGGTCTGCACGGAGATCTTAACGATAGTCTTTTCGGGTTTAGCCCATTCATATTTAGCGAATGTTAAAGAACCCTCATTAAACATTTCCTGAAATTCTTCTTCAGTGCAGAATCTGATCTGATTTTGAATCGCGGTTAAGCGACTAATAAACTCGTTCTTATTCATTTAGGCCACCTTTTCTCTGCTTGCTCTCTTGTAATATAGCGTCTAATAGAACCAGGAAATGATACCGTCATAAGACGCTCATATTCTTCTGGACTGATATTTAGCCAAATAGGATCCGGCAAACGATCTGCGGGAGGATCTATACCATCATGAAGAGATACCAAATCGTCCATTTTCACTCCTCAAAAACGTATGTTGAATCGCATTCTGGGCATATCCAGTATTGCTCGTGCCAAGGCCAGCTAGGAGCGCAAAGCTCAAGTGGAACTGGAGGATTGCATCTATCGCATTTAGGTGAAACGTAACCTTCTGGAGTCATAAAGGAACCTTCGCAAGGGTAACAAGCTGGTCGATAATCCCTATGCATTCCTGGATGCAATACTCCATGTTTCGATAGACAGGGTTGAATAGGCCGAATTTTTCATATCCTTTTGGAAGCGAAAAACACTTTCTGATCGCTATCATCTGGGGATCTGTTTTATATAAATACTCCGTCGAAGGTAGATAATCTCCCGAATGTGCACAGTCGAAGCCCACCCAATGCTCTTCGTGCATTTCGTTGAAAGTAATTCCACCATGACAGTCCAATTCATCAGCGTTGTATTTTTTTAAATAAATATTGTGATCGTTAGGAATCCTGACATAACCGCAGAGATGACCACCAAAGTAGTGTTCCTTTTTGGAATAAGGCTCTTTGAATACTATTCTGTTAACACGTGCCTGATATCCAAGGTAATCAAACTCGATGGTGTCGAGTTCCTCAACCCATTCTCCATGTCCAAACCATTTGATTTTTTCATCAGACGTCCAGAGGTGTTCTTCTTTCGTTATCCTGTAATCGATAGTCATTTGTATCCCACACAACATTTGATAATCATTAATTCAAAAATAACTAAAACTCCTAATATAAAAAAAGCTTCTTCCGTATTTCCAGAAATCAGGCGCAAAAATCCTACAAACACGGAAAATATAGTGAAATATTCATATTTTGTCATGTTGACCTGGTCTCCTCTGCTGCGATTTCATGGATGCATCGATATAGGGTCCATCTAGATATTCCTAAGTTTATGGCTATCTGACTTTTGGTAAGGTCAGGATCTTGATAACGCCTAAGCAATTCCTTCTTCAACTCTTCTATCTTTTGAGGGGTCATCTTCTTAGGCGTACCTTTATATCTGCCGTTTTTCTTAGCAATAGCTACACCTTCTCGCTGGCGCTCTATGATAAAAGCATACTCAAATTCTGCAAAAGCACCCATTAGGTTCAGAATAAGATTGCTTTGTGCGGAATTTTCTCCTGAAAACAGCAAACCTTCCTTAATAAAGTTCACTTTGATCTTTTTAGCAAGGAATCCATCGACTAGACTTTTGAGATCTTTAAGGTTGCGAGCCAATCGATCCATGCTATGCACGATGATAGTGTCATCTTCTCGAACGAATTCAAGCATAGACTTCAATTCGGGGCGGTTAGTGGACTTAGCAGATGCATAATCCACGAACTTCTTGTCTAGCTGCACACCCTCAAGCTGACGATCTGGATTCTGGTCGACTGTGCTAACTCGAATGTATCCGATGCGCTTACCGGTCATTCCATCCCCTTCATGAATTCATCGAGGGAAATCTGATTAAGCCATGCTATATTTCCAATGATTCCTTTTGCCTGCACTATCGCAGCTTTGCGTTGCTCCTCGATATCATCACTAACCGCAGCTTTAGTAAAGGCTGCTAAGACAAAATTGATTGCGCCCAATGTTTTATGGGGAGCCTCACAATCCATAAGTGGTTCAAGAGCCTTTAAAAAAGATTCGCCTAGCTTCATTACCTCGTGCACAAGATGATCGGGAACGTCTTTAATTGGATATGCGTTGACTTGTCTAAGCTTCATTTAATTTCCTTCAATCTACCAGTCTCTAAAATTGGCAGGTTTGACTCTGTAGGAACGTAGATCACCTGCATTTGATTTGTTTGGAGTCCTTGAATCCACAGATATCGTAAATATCCCTCGTTACCTTGAAGTGAATCTCCAATGATCTTATTGGCTTCGGCAACACCCCTCGCCCTTATAACTTCAGCATCTGCTAAATGTTTGGACGATTCCATTGATGCCTTAGCTTCTAGCGTCTTTATCTGGCGATTAGATTCTGCTTTGGCTAACTCTGCCTCGCCTTCCTTTCCCTGAGCCCATACATCATAAATCCTACCTCCGGCTGACAATCCCCAAAAACATAAAATTATTATCACAATCAAAACAAATCCGGCCATTATAAGCCCAAAAAGTCCCGCTAATGTGAAATCATCTGAATTTACCATGTTATACCCTTACCCTTTTGAGCTTTTCGGTCAGCTCATTGATTTGCTGCTGTTTTTGTGCTTCGTGTTTTTTTTTGAGAGCAGCAAGCATCTCATCGATGATTTGCTGATCCTGAATATTCTTTCTTTTCTTGGCCTGATTTCGCAACCAGATTTCGGCAGCCACGAACTCGTTTTTCATTTTAACCGTCCTTTGTTAGGGACACCATAAGATATTTCATCACATTATGTCAACATATCAGAACGACCTTACCTAACAATACAGTTATTATTTTAAGACCGGTGTTAGGTTAGGAGTACCCTATAATGACACGCGATGTTTGACTGTAAATCTATAAAAACTTAGAATATGGGCTCACGCTTGTTTTTATTCCTTATTTATGAGCGATGATGTTGGGGGGTTCCGAAAATACCGGGATCCCCCTTTTTTCATACGGTAAAAATGGAAACTACACCTTCATCCGATACGTTTTCAGTTTTCTCGTCGGAGTTATCAGAGTACACATTTCCTCCGTGCCATACTTTTCCTGAGAACTTTACGTAAAGCTCGGTGCCTTCCGGTTTTTCCTTAATCCATGACGGCCACTCAATATGTTCGCTCATTTCGTCACAAAATGCATGAATGACACCACGATTATTGTAAAACAAATCAATCCTACGCATGGAACAATATCACTCATAAAGTAAAGCTCGCAACGATATCCTCTTCCGCGATTAGGAATAGATTTTCCTCTATCTGCATCTTAGTCTTGAATGGCTGAGCGAATACGTTATCGCCTATGTGGTAGAATTCACCCTCACTTTCGACTCGTAGGTAAGTCTTTTTCTTTTCTTCATTGGTAAGGATGATAACGCCTGCTCTTTTTTCTTCTGCGATGTCTTGATTTGATACGAGAATATAACCTTTCTTCGGTGTGATCTTCATGTTTAATCCTTTGGTGAGTTAATACGTCCTGGGTTTAGTTGTCTAGGTTAACCCAGGCGAAACCTCAGCTATCCACGGAGATCAACCCGTCTATCGCTACACTATCGCGGTGACCGCTAGACGTATTGGTAGGTTCGTCATCCTTTACTGTCGCATGTAAATCCGCTTTACATCGCGAGTTTATCGATATTTCGACGGACAGGCTGCATTGCCGCACGGCGATCCTATTGGCCAGTACTTATTGCAATAGGGACATTTCCAAGAACGTTGATATTCGACTGAATCATTATCGCATTTGACATCTGAGCTGTATGTAAAGAATCCGGTGGTGTCTCTGTGCACGCATGATGATTGAATCCATTCATTGTCGCCTACATGAATGTGGAAAGCGTCCTCGCCCATAGGCATTTCTTCGGAGTCGAAGTAGATTCGCTCAGCTCTTAATGGAGACTGGTTAATATCCTTCCACGATGTAGCGCATGTCAATGCTATCAAGCATGTTAAAATGCAG